GGTTGTGCCCGTACATTACCAGCGGACACTGGAATGGTTATCAGGATGTTTTCATTGGGGCTAAATCCTGATGAACTGGCAACCACTTGTATCGACTGAATGTCCCAAACGCCTTGATTTGGGAAATATGGGTGTTCTGGCGGGAGCAATCTTGAAACAATGCCAGTGAACTCAAGGTCAATGGTTCTATTGTTTGAAATGTTGAACCCACGTCTAACGGTTTTTATTGTGCCAACCGTGTTTGATGGTTGACCGAATAATTCCCAAGTGGTTGCATTTTGCCTACCAACTACTGCAGACGGCGCGGAGTACCAGAGCAAATTGCCGTTAGAATCTAGCCTTGAAAAATCAACTGTCGCAACCCGCGAACCGGCGTCTGTAATATCACTTTGGTCGGGTAAATACCTTTGGACGTAAATTTGACTTGGGATAAGGCCAACGACACTGCGGCTGCTAGTCGTGGCGCCGCTTGCCAGCTCACGATTAAACCTAATTTCGGACTTGGCAACTCTCCGGCCAACGGCTAAAAGCGTAAACCTGCCGTATGCAGTGTTATATGTGCTGGCCAATGTTGTGTCTGATTTAGCATCTAACTGCCAAAACAGTTCATTGTCTGCCGAATGTCTAGCGATATCCGCGCCAGATTTGGGCACAAACTTGTATTCAAACTGTTGCTTGTCTGGATGCGTGATGCGAATAAAGTTGTACTGGTCCTGTGGCGTTTCACCTGTAACACAAAACTGCTCACCAAGTGGTTGCCACAGATATTCGCTACCACTATCATTCGTGCCCGCAGGGCGCAGAAAAATAGTCCAACATGAGGTGCGGGCAAAGTATTGCGACATCGTGCCACTCGTAATGTTGATGTCGTCAGCGTCCGAACGGATGAGGTCCGTCGGTGTGGGCAGGGCTGCAAAATTGCACAGGCCGTTAGCACGCTGCCAAACTTGACTCCGAATACCAATTTCAGTTACTTCACAAGCCCGCGTATTGCGTACTACGCCAAATGCCACACGAGTTATTGGGTAAAAGCCAGCGCCTGCGCTAAACCCAAGGCCATTGTTTGCGTTCGTGGTGCCATTGTCATCGTTGTAAATCCCACGGGCAATCATTTGTTCAGACACAATTCCAATGGTTGCACCAAGGCCGTCACCAAATAACTCCTTGCAGCGCAGCGTAATTTCTTGCCGTTGGTTTGTTTCCCATAGTGCCCTAGACCGCGATTCCACCACCCAGACGGTGCGGCCAATCATCACAGTTTCACCCACTTGCAGCATGTCGTCAGCCGCTTGACGCATGTTGGTGACTTCACCGTTGATGTCATCAACACGAACATTGGTATAAGCAGGGTCTAAAAAATAGGTGTTTTGTGGTAGCTCACCAGGAGCGATAGAGAATGTGGCAGTGCTGCCAACCGTTGCGGTTCTGAGGTCTGTCGGGTTGGTGGTGGGTTGGTTGTTGAACTTGGTCAACCCCATGCGGCGTCCGTAGTTGCGACCTACGCCTTTTTGACCTTGTTTGCGGATGTCCTCGGCTGACGTGGTAATGCCGTAGTCGCCTGCAATTTTGACTCGCTCAGCAGTTAAAACACTGCCTTTATCGTTGCCACTGGGAATGGAGACAACGCGCCAGTTGACGCGGTAATTTGTTGCGTTGCCTACAGCAGAGTAAACACCAAACTGCGCGTTGGCGCTAATCGAATAGGTGTGGCAAAAACCGGCGTCAGCTTGACTGTTGCGCGTCGGGCAAGCAAAAATGTCATCATTAAATTCAATATCGCCTGAAGCTAAGTTGCCGCGAGTGCCGTAAAACAAATTTCGTGACGTAACACGGAAAAATTTATTACTGTTGCGTTTCCAGTAGAAAGCGAAGTTGTGCGCGTAAATGATATCAAGAGCGCTGTTACCAATAAATATGCCGCCAAGGTTTGGTGGGGCGATGCCTTCACCTAAGCCTTGCTCGCCTACGACAAACAACAGCTTGATGGCTTGTTGCGAGCCAAGTGAAAATGACCGCGACCATACCAGTGACGGCGCTGCCAAGATGCCGCCGGTTGGGCCGGTGTATCGGCCAAACACAATAGCAATGGCATCGCCAAATGAAGCGAGCGAAAGTTGACTGCTGAAGCCGCTTGTAGCACTGAAGCGGTCACCGCCGGTAATGCTTTCAAGCTGCCGCTGCGTTATTTCGCGCTGTGCTGGCGGCGCCTTTGGCTTTGGCGCTAGCAGCAGGCTCAGGCCCTGAGAAACTACGCCAAGGACCAGTGAAATAATTGCAACGGTTAGTGCGTCGTTTTGGACGTCGGGAATATGCGCGTACTCTGCCGGTCGGGTGCGGCCTTTGTACATGGCCGCCTGCGTAAACCGGCGGTACTCCGCTTCACTGCATCCCAGCAGTTCAATTAGTTCTTTTTCAAACGGAAGCAGTGGTACTTGGACACTGCGGGCACCGGGCACCAAGCCACCTGTTCGCTGTGGCGGTTGATGTAGAGAATCCCTCTGTGCCATGCAACTGCAAATGCTTTTGTGCTTTGTTGTAGCACAAGCACGTCCCCATCATAGCTCACGCGCTTGGTGCGGTTGCCCCATGTCAATAATGCACGGGCAATGCAAGGCCATGACGCGTCGTACCACGCTGGGTTGAACGCTGGCGTTGGGATTGCCATGCGTTGCAACGCTGCATACACCAAATGGATGCAGTCGATTTCGCCGTTGCTGCCATCGGCACCCAGTCGATAACGCAGCCCTATCAGGTCAGCGCAGTTGGACATTGGCTGACACTGGCACGCTGCCGACAAGGTTTTGCGTGATGCGTCGCATCGGCACATCCGTGCCAACAGCGTCCAGGATGGTGTTCAGCTTTAGCGACAGCGTGGTTTCTTCCCATGCGCCACCTGCCACTTGACCGACATATTGGGTCAACAGTGTCGCATCTGCGCGGTCGTCTGGATTGAGCAGCATCATAAACACCGTGCCAATCCAGTTTTGACGGATAGCATCAAGCGCCCAGTTACGGCTGATTTCGTTGTTCGGTAACACCAAATTGGCCTCGGTGTTATCGCCGGTGCGGTTGATGCTGACGCCTGAAAAACCAAACGGCAAGAAGCCGTAGGATTGACCACCGTAAGTGCCGGTTTGCCCGATGTGAAAGTTCTGGAAGCGGTAAACCGCTGTATTTTTGGGGTTGGCCAGTGTGAGGTAGTGTCCGATGCTGAGTTCCATTACATGCCAATCCGGCGGCGGGTTGATGGTGATTGCTGGATGCGCTGTAGCGTCATCCGTTGACCGCGTTCGGCACCTTGCTGTGCGGCTTGTGCCATGCCAGCGCGGAACTGATCGGCGGTGACGTAGTCCACGGAGTTGATACGTTCTACGGTGTAGCGCACGTCGATGGCGGATGGTGCCATTGTGGCGGTGCCGCCGCCAGCGCTGGTATCGTCGCCAGTGGGGATGACCGCAGACCCACGGGCGCCTGCAGCGTAGCGGCTCATCGCTGACCGCATCTTGCTGGCAGGGATGACATACTCCGACTGCCCGCCTTCGCCGATGATGGCATTGGTAGGGCCGGTGACGAAGCCGCCTTCAGCGAACTTGACGCCGGCATAGCTAAACGGGGAAACCGTGTTTAGCGCTCCAGTGCCGGCTAGGCCAGATAGTTCGGTTGTGCCTGCGCTGAAACTGCCGCCGGAGAAGCTGCCGAAACCGCCGCCCCCTCCGAGGGAGCCAAGCCCTCCACCGCCAGTAAGCCCCAAGGCTTTCATGATGGTGCCGAGGATGATCATTGTTATTTGCTGGGCAATAATTTGCGCGGCCATGTTTATAAAGTTTTCACCTATACTCTTCATCATGTTGGCGATTGCTTCTTGGCCGCTAGATGCGCCAGTTACAATTTCTTGGAACGCATCACCGAAGGCTTGGCCGATGTTGTCAGCTGCGGCAATGGCCATATTTTCGCTATCAGCGAGCTTGTAAATGCTGGTCTGCAATTCTTCCATACGCTTAGCGCCCGGACTTTTGATTCGGGAAGCAGCCATGTCGCGGTAAAGTTGGGCTTCAACTTCGCTGACAATCAGACCTTGTTTTTTGTAATCCAAAATTTCAAACTCGATTTCGCGCAGAGCACGAACACGTTCGTCTTTAATTCCATCGAGTTCGTTTTGGCGTTCTAAGGCAGTGATAATATCCTGGAATTTTTCTACGCGATTAGATTCAATTTTTTCTAAGTCTTGAGCAGTTTTGAGCTGGGCGTTTCTAATTTCTTGTAGTCCTTTGGCGACGATGGCTTCTTGGGCACGGATATTCGGTTCATTAGCAAGAATCTCAGCGTATTTAACTTGAATGTTGAGAATGTCTTCTTCGCCTTTTAAGCGAGCGGCAAGGGACGCATTTTGGGCTTGCTCGGCTTGAAAAATACGATCTTGCAAGGTAGCTTGGATTCCAAGCAATTCCGTTTCGGCGCGGGTATCGCGTATAAGTTTTGCAACGCGCTCAGCTTCGCGTGCGGCATCGCGTGCGGCATCGCGGGCAGCTTTGTCTGACCCGCCACGGGCGGACGGCGGTAAATTAGCAGGAGCGGTAATAGGTCCTATAGGAGCGGCTGGCTGTGTTACGCCCAGTCCTTTACTTCTAGCGGCAATATCTCGTTGTACCCGAGACAGTTCTACTTGTGCTGTTTCTGTGGCGTATTCCCCTACCTGACCACCAAATTGTTGTAGTTCTGTTCTATATCGTTGCGCCACACCTGCTATTTTGTCTAGTTGTTCTCTGTTTGTAGCTAGTTGCGGGTTTAGTGTTTTTAAGCCTTTAGTTAAATCGTCTACTACACCTTTACTTTGAGCAAAACCCCCGAACATCCCACGAGCTTGTCCTGATCTGAATAAAGCGGCGGATGCTTCACCTACTTGGGTATCCGCAATAAGATTTAGCGCAGTGGTAGCCCGCGTAATAATGTTTGCAAGTCTGGTTAAAACTGTATCTAATGAGGGAACAAGATTCTTTAGTATCGCTCCAGCGGCGCTGGCGATTGCTGTTGCTATTTTTGATACTGCATCCGTGAACCGATCGAACCCTGTTTTAGCTTTATCTGTGGTTGCTTCAGCGTCTTTACCTAACTGGACCAGTGCATCTGTTAATTGTTGAACACTTATTTTACCATCTTTAGCCATTTCAAGGAGTTTAGTTCTATTTACTCCCAGTTTGGTCGCAAGGCTGTCTTGTATTGGAATACCTTGTGCAGTAAATTTATTTAGTGTAGATATACTTACTTTCCCAGACTCAAGCGTATCTGCAAATGCTTGTGCAACTTTTTCGACGCTACCGCCGTATTCTTTAGACAGCTCCACCGCAATTTTAATTGCGGATGCTGTTTCGTTTGTGGATAGACCTAATCCTTGTATATTTGTAACAGCGGCTTCAAGTTGTTGGCTATTTCTTCCGGCTAATTCAAAAGCCGTAGCTAATCCTTGTGCTTGAGTAGAACTAAACCCAAGCTCCAGTGAAAGTTCTTTGGTTTTTGCTTTCGCTGCTTCTAGTTCACCCAGTGCAGTACCGATAAGAGATCCCGCAAAACCACCTGCTTGCCCGCCCAGCAAACCACCAATTGCTCCACCCACAGCCGCTTGGGGACTCTGCCCAAAAAGTAAAGGAAATGCTCCGCCGATAGCAGCGGAACTCAAACTTCCCCTTATTGTTTTACCTAAATTTTGAATACGCGCAGTTTGTTTTTGTGCGCTGGCAGCGCGAAGGCGATCTAATTCTAAAACTTGAGCTTTTTCTTCTGCGAAAAACTTTAGGTTTAACTCTCGCTGGGCCCGTAGTTCTTTAGCACGTAAAGCATTTTCTGCGCGTTCTACAGAGGTATCACCCTCAAAACGACGGCGAGACGATCGCGGATTGGGCCCTATAGGAAACTGACTTACAGGTGCGCCAGCAAGGAAAGTAGCTCTTTCTCGGCGAGTTTGAGCATCAGTAGCCAATCGCTCACGTGCAGCTGCGCTGTTTTTTCGTTCAATTTCCCGTGTGCGAGCTGTGAGATCGTCAGCTAACTGAGCAGCTTCTATAAAGAATGTGTTCCAGCTAGCTTTAGTATTGAGAGAATTAGCTTTTACATTTACAGCTGCTTGTGCTGCTGTAGCAAAAAAGTCATTCCAGCTAGCTTTAGTATTGAGAGAATTAGCTTTTACATTTACAGCTGCTTGTGCTGCTGTAGCAAAAAAGTCATTCCAGCTAGCTTTAGTATTGAGAGAATTAGCTTTTACATTTACAGCTGCTTGTGCTGCTGTAGCAAAAAAGTCATTCCAGCTAGCTTTAGTATTGAGAGAATTAGCTTTTACATTTACAGCTGCTT